AGTGTTGCATAGCCCAATCTTCCCACAATCGAGCACTGAGTTTTTCATGTCCAGCAAAGGAGTTATAGTGACCACGCTTTGTGGAGTATTTTCGGTTGCACGCTTCTGGCTTTCCAACATCATGGAAGGCACAGGCGAAAGCGCCCAGTTTTGCTTTGGGGATATAGATAAGGTCTTCCCACCGACTCATGTACTGCGTGACAACCATATCTGTGTGCACACCAACATTCACTTCGCGGTGATATGGCGAAGCCTCTGTCGTATGCAGCATGTCGTGAAACAGCTCATCAGCGTGGAACTCGTTGAAATACCACGTAATAAAGTCGTCTTTGATTGTTAAGCGAATCATGAAATTACCCTTAGTTAAGATGTAAGGGTAGCGGATTTCAACTAAAGGGTCAACTTAAAATGCCATTGGGAGAGGAATATCGTTTTCGTCGTAATCGCCATATCCATCGAAATCGTCATTCGTCCAGACCTCGTCTTCAATTGTATACAACTTGTCGAAAGCATGTTGATCGTATGTTGCAATTTCTTCTAATAGACGTACAACGATCAGCGAGGCAGAAATACAGTCATCTGTGCTTCCTGCTTGTGCTGAGTATGCACCACGATGACTCACGAAAGATTTTAGCTCTTCAAGAAGAATCGTGGACCTAATTTTGATCGTACCCTTTTCAAGCATTTCCTTAAAGTTAACGCAAGCAGCCATCTTCTTTTTACCCGTCGTGTTCATACCACGAACAAGTCGTCCTTCTTCCGATACGAATTCAGATGCATCCGGTGGGTTCTCATCAGCTTCAAATAGTGCGATGATACCTTCACCGACGCCATTATTTTCTACGGAAAAGTATACCGTAGTATCTTTTGATTCAAGATACTTCAAAACGTTTTTGAGCACGACATACATCTTACTCGTTGACATAGAGTTTGTTCGATACTCAGCAACCTGCTCAAGTGAAGGAAACTCATACACTGACAACACACTATAATCTTTACCTGTGCCAGTAGCTGGATCAACTCCAACAAGATATGTACCACCCTGCTTTGGTTTATTCCAAAAGATAACGTCTTTGAATCTAAACGCTTCTTTAATCTTTGCCAACTCGGTCGTAAGATTAACAAGGAATAGAGAATCAATTAGTAGACCATCTGAAGATACAAATTCGCATTCGTATTCTTGCATCCACTTACGTTCACCGATACGAGAGATCGTTTCTTCTTTGAATCTTCCGTCTCTATTCGGTGCTTCGTCCCACTCAACACGAACTGGATAGAATCCATTTGAACCTAATTTTGAGTCATGAGTAGCAGGAATATTTGCACCACGCCATAGTTGAGCGTAAATGTTTTGATCGCCATTTGGTGTTGATGTCATAATCAATTCACCACCTGTTGATAATGTTGGTTCAATTGATGCCCAGAATTCAGTTTGAACGTGTGGAGGAACAAACGCAAACTCATCAAGATACAACAGTGATATATCGCCACCTCGACCTGATGTTTCAGATGTTGGTTCTGACATAATACGGGAGCCATTGTCAAATGAGATACTGTGTTTGTTCCAGCCGTCATCCATAACACCAGGCTTCATCCACATAGGGAGATTCTCGTACATGTATTTGATACGATGAATCATTTCCATCGCATTTTTATTTTTGTTGGAGGCGATACAAACAGTTTTGTATCGCTGAAAACATGCATACCATAAAATGTATGCTGCAGCTCCAACTGATTTACCAGTTTGTCGAGCGGATAGAACAATCGAATAGCGATTTTTCCAATATGCGTCGATCATCGAAGTTTGGTAAGGACGAAGTTTAAACGGTTGAGGTCCAAGCTTTGGATGGACAACCTTGCAGAAATTGTTAATGAAATAGTGCGGGCTTTCTCCACATTTGAAGAACTGTTCCAGCTCCGTATAAGTCATTTCACTTTGCTGGCCCGCTACTTTTATACTACCATTCTTCTTGAACGCCATCGTCTTCCTTTTGCTTCTTAGCTTCATCCATGATGCGCATCAATTCTTTGTGATCCGCGACGATAAGATTGTTGTTGGTTACCTTTTGATTACCCTTAATCTTACCTTCTGCAATGCCTATTTTGTCTTTGTGCTGCTTCTGACCAGATTTTTCTCGGGCTGCTTGCAGGGCTGTATTGAGATATTGAACGGCGACTTCTTCGTTGCGTGCTCGGTACTTTCCTTCGAGCTCATGAAGACGACCTGAAGACTGATCAAACGCTTCCATTGCAGCGTCATAAACCTCCTGGAATTGGTCCTCTATCTCGGTGTCCTTTTCATCATACGACTCTGCCACCACGAGCTGTGTACTTCGCTCTACGTGTGGTACAAGCGTGGTTCCCGCCTCGATTTCGAACGCTTCCTCGAGTGGATGTTCTACGATTCTATCTGATTCTTCTCGTGTTGTTTTAGCCATAAGAATATTTAGGGTCTCAATCGACGAGACGATGCCTCAATGGCTTGTGACACGACGTCTAAATTAATATCGTCTGTCTCAAGAAATCCTTTTGAGTCGTAGGTGGAGGGGTCATAAGGCTTGTTCATTCCCCAAACAGTCCACTTGGGTGCTTGGCGAGGACCACCATTTACGGGATGGGGCATGAAAATAACTACGAAACCGTTAGCTTCGAGATACTTAATAATTGCTCGCATTTCGCCACGTAATGATTCTAGGTATTGCTTAACCCGCTGTGGAGGCATTTTACCAATGTCTATGTGAGCAAAGACAATGCCACCTTTGTATTGAGTTAAGTCTAATGTTGTGTAATCTTCCATTTATATCTCCATTTAGAGATATTTACAGCGCTTATTTGAACAGAGACCTTTCCGTTAGGATGCGGAATTGAATTCCTCGCTTCTTACAAAATGCTTGAGCAGCTTTCCACTTAGCCTGATTAATGTAATACATCGTACCTTCATACAGTTGTGTCTTTTTACTCTTCCCTCGTTTTGTTGGAGGGCGGGTCTGCTTTAAGGGTTTTAGTTCAATCATTTCTTCGACAACTTCACCAGTCTTCGTTCGGTATTTGGCCCAGTAGTCTGGGTAGTATTTGTGAACGCGACGAGTAGTTGGCTTTACGTACGAGATGGCAATTTCTTCAGAAGCCCACTCAAGGACGTTTGGATTATTATCAAGGAATTGATGAAACGATAACTCCCATGAAGAGCGATAAAATACTCGTCGGGGATTGCCTCGATACTTATGAGCATTGCGAAGACGATATCTGCCTTGCTGATATCCTTTCTTGCTCTTGGTTTTCATTTATTTAACATTTGTTAAACAAACTTGGTCCACAATTGGGAATCCTGGATCCGTAGAACCAAGTCGTCCTTCAAATTCTCCTCCCGCCTGGAAATCCTCTGGGAGACCGATAAGTCTATCGCCGTTCGCATTTACAGTAGCCTTAAGAAAACATGTTTCTTCTGGCTCACCAGGCTGTCCTTCATCCTCGCCAGGTGCCTCATTGAGATCTTTAGCTCCAATATCGTCTTCAGGACCAGGGATTGGGTTAAGTGGATATTTTGTATCTGCATTAGAGCTACCACCAGCCGATACTCGTGTAAGGTCAAATGCACTTTTCTTATCAAGAACGTCTACGTTTGTAACAATGTTAACGGCGTCATATGCGAATTGTAGTGACACTTCACTACCACCTCCATTATCAGCCATATCCAATTCATCCAACTCAAGATTTGTGATCTTAGGATTCATAAACTGATAAACGTTCATGCGAGCACCTTCACGAAACACATGATATAAATTAATGCGGCGCAAAATTGTTTTTGTGCTTGTAGAATCGGCTAATGGACCTATTGAAGCGGAGTAACGATGGGTGCGAACAGCAGCTTGGGCAGCACCCTGCTTAGGCGTTATGCCTTTATTAAGTAATCCAAATTGCATTCCACTCTCTTCTAAAAAGTCTGTTCCTTCAAATCGCTGTTGGAAATCAAGGTTGGTAATAGGACTCATTGATTGCAAATACGAATTGTAAAATTGCATCGCTTGGTTCCAATTATCATCATAAAACCGCATGGTCATAGGTTGAAATGTCGTACGTTTTACAACACGCGTCCAAAAATTATACATATTAACTTCATCATATTCGAACTCAACATTTGGACGCGTTGTATTCTTAATAACAAACGCATGGTTAAATGTTTTAAACGGATCAAATGCTTTTGTATATTGAAATTCAACAACGAATAGAAACTTATACTTTGGATAGTAGGAAATCAAATCAACAGCGTACGGAGAAGGATCGCATAACTCAATCATTTCA